TAGGCACTTTTTTCTCTTTTAGCCATTGCTTTCATTATTGCTGCTGATCTAGCTAATTCATACTCATTCATCTTACCGTCATTATCTAGATCACCTTTAGCATTAGCACTACCTTGTTGAAGATTAGGCTCAAGTTTTTTTTCAGCGGTTTTCATGCCGTTGATCTCGCCTTCGCCCTTATCTGTTTTTATTCTAGTTGCACTCATATTTGCCTCTACTGTGTTAAAGGATTCCCTGTGTCATCCTGTTTGTTTTCAATTCTTAATACTTGATTAGATAAAATATCTAGTTCATTACGTAATGTTTTTATCTCACCACGCAATATTATAATATCTTGTGTTAAAGAATTATCCATATTATCTAAGGCTTTCAATTGACTAGCATAAGAAACTCCAGACTTTTTTTCTACTGCTTCTAGTCTAGCTACATAGCCTGCACCAGCGTAACCAAACCCAGCAATCGTGCTGACTAAGGCTGCAACAGCAATAACTTGTCCTAATTTACCTTTTAACCAATCCATAAAAATCCTATAAGTTAGGTTGTAAGTTTATCATTTTGTTTAATTTGTTGAAACTATTACCACTTAAGTTAATAAAAGCAGCAGTGTTATCTACTAAACTTACTGGATAAATAACTTTACTTTCATACCAACTAGCTTTATCTAACATAACGGTTTTTGTGTACATGTCAAACCCTGGTAAGTAATTGATGTAAGCAATAATTTTTTGTTCATCCCCATATTCATCAGTAGTAGCACGCTCTTCAATAACTTGTTCTGCTTGATCCTCTAAATTTTGAGCAATGATATTATCAGCAATTGTATCTGCTTCTGATTTATCCACTTGCTGTACATTGTCTACGGCCGCTTGCTCTGTGTTGTTTACAGCTACACTAACTGTGGTTGTTACAACTGCTTCAGATCCTAACTCGGTAATGTTCTGCATACCCCCACCATTAGTGCTTATACTCATATCAAAACTATTACTACTAGTAGCATGTACCTCGGTGCCTGCGGTAGTGCCACTAACACTGTTAGCTGCAGCACTAACTGTTTGTGCTACTACATCTAATTGAGTCTGCGTGATACCAGATTTTTCATCTATTTTACCTACCGCAAGGGCCTCAACTTCTATTTCTATAACCTCTTCAATCTCAGGTTCTTCTAGTTCCGCTACTAGTTCTTCAACTTCTTCCTCGTATTCGGGTTCAAAATACTCTTCTATTTCTTCTAGTTCTATTAGTTCTTCAGGAAAAAACTCTTCTTCTAAACGCATAGTTAACTCAAAAGGTTGTTCAAAAGGTGTTAACGCTACTAACTCAATTGGTAACTCATAAATATCTGGTAGTGGGTCTAGATAAACCTCTTCCTCCCTAAAGATAGGTTCGAAAAATACTTCTTCTTCGTAAAAGAAAATCTCTGGCTCTTCAATAAAAGTACCCATAGCCATAAGGTCTTGTTCGTCAACAAAGCCATAATCAAATTCTTCTTCCATAACAAAATAACCAATATCACTATCCATACGATAGCCTGGGCAAAAAGGTGCATACTGTGGGTCTAAGTCACATTGTTGGTCATCAAAAGCTTCCCAATAACCGGGACAAGTAAGATCATTAAGTGGGTTAGAACAGTCAATAGTATTACCTTCGCCTGTCCCATAAAGTGAACCACCATTTTCTAAAGTAGAATTTATAATAGAGTTGTTCCAATCAACGTTAACACAAACACCAGTGTTAGTAGTACCAGTATTACATTCATCATAAAATAAGTATTGATAATAATTACTTGCGTCTTTTTGTTCACCAATTAACACATCATGTTGAATGATATCTAATTCACCATAACGATAATCAAAAGTAGAATTAGTCCATAGCACTACCTCAAAACTGTTGTCACTGCCATTACGATTAAACTCACGTAAGTTATACCAACCAAAAACAGCTTTATCAGAAAAATTTTTAGCTAACATTTTAGAGTTATTATCTCTAATTAAATCAGTCCAAAAGGGAAACAAAGTATTATTGTACTGAGGTAAGGGATCTGGTGTGTAGTCATTACAATAACTACCAGAAGAGTTAAAGTGTAAACAACCATTAGTAGCCATACGGGCTGAGGTAAACCCTTCACCATAAAAATTAAAAGTAAAATCTAAATTAAAAACAGCAGATACTTGGTCGTCACCAGCATTTAAACTAGTAACACCACTTTGGGTAGTTAGATCAAATAAGGGTTGATTGTTTTCATAGATATAATTAGCAAAAGAAAAATTACTAATTAAAAAACTAAGAACTACTAAACTCTTTTTCACAAGTACGTCGGCTTTTTTTCACACCTCTAACCGTTTTAGTTTTAGTACAACTCGCAATATATTTAGCTTTCTGTTCTATGTAGTCAGGGCGATCTTTCATATTACTAGACCAAGCTACTGTTGCTTTTTCTCCTATCTTACCCATATATGGACAAGGTGTGCCTGCCATTTCCATAGCTTTAAATACTCTAGAGTCCTGACAAAGAATAGCAACCGAAGCTACTTTCATGCCTGTGTCATACAAATATTTAGATAATTTTAAACGTTCACAGTTTTCATCTCGTACAGATTTACCCGTAGAAAACCCAAACAATTGACCCTGGAACGCCCCTGACACACCAGTAGTACATAAGTCTTGTGAGTAAGACATAATACTAGGTGCAATAGCAGAAGCAGGTGGGGAGTTAATATCTTGTTCTATTTTTTGCGTAGAAGTAGAAGTATTGTTATTAGTATTAGTCGCAGTATTGGTATTAGTATTTACGTTTTGGTTACTGGTACTAACATCACTAGTGCTAGTGCTTGTATTAGTGTTATTAGAATTATTAGTATTAGTATTTGTTACAGTTTGAGTAGCAGTAGAATTAACAGTGCTATTGCTAGTACTAAGATTAGTATTTGAATTGGTGTTGGTATTAGTGTTAGTAGAAACATTCGTATTATTATTTGTATTCGTATTATTATTTGTATTGGTATTTGTCGTAGTAGTAGAGTTAGTAGTGTTTAAACTATTGCCCTCACAATACTGTGTACCCATAGTACAGTCACCTGTCTGTGCTGCCTGAACGGTTATTGACATACCTCCTATAGCTCCGAGTAGCATCCAGCCACTTAAGGAGAGAAGTTTTTTCATTTAAAAATATTATACAATATCTAATTACCAGATTCCCACTCTTTTAAAGCTTTCCAATATTTTTTTAAGCCTTTAGCTACATAACGCCAAAATTTTTTCATACCATCGGGGTTAGAGTTCTCTGCTATTAAAATTAAAATACAAAGACTAAGTGTCGTCAACAATATAAAATTCATGTGCCATAAATTCATACAAGGTTCTAAAGTCCTCTAAAGTTAAAAAAGGTACATTCTTCCTAATATGCAATTTACGATACTCATCATAAACTAATTGTAGTTGCTGTTCTTTATATAATATCACTCTGGTGCTGTAGGCCAAGTAACATCTGCTAAATTACTTAAATTAGAGTAACTTGAAGGTAAATCTCTTAGTTGTTGTCGATAAGTAGCCCACTCTGTTTTTTTACTATCCGACAATTGATTATCTGTTATTTGAGTCCAATCACACTTTGCTAATAACCCATCTCTTTCTCTGCGCAGTAAAACTAAACAACGTGCTGTGTCTGCTTCCCATTGTTTAGAAGTATAATTAAACACATGGTATTGTGAAGGTTTAGTTGTTTTTGCTACTAAAGAACCATTATCAACATAATGTGTATCACAAGTTGCTAACTCAGAAACAATTAATACAGTTTGACCTGCAACCTCTGGTATACCATCTACCGAAGCACTTGTAGCTTCACCCCAGGCAATAATTCTGCCAGTAGCATTATCATAAATAACATACTTAATCATCGCAGAGTTGCTAAAACAGTAATGTTTGCTGATTGAGTTTCTTGGTTTCCATCATAAGCCTGTAATTCTCCTGTTATAGTAGAGGTTCCTACAGGCAGACTAATTTTAACCGCAGCTACAACCTGCATCGTTATATACACCCCACCTGAAGAGTTATTGTAACCAGTAAAGTGTGTCACACTGCCCCTTTTTATATAAATATAAGAACCACCAAAAGCTACATACGCACCATTAAAAGTTAAAAAAACAACAGCACTACCTGCAACAGGCATAGTTATTGAAGTGCTTACAGTAGCAATTCCTGAAGCATTTGCACCAGCATTTGCAGAACTTGGTATTGTTACTGCTTCACCTGCAATTTGCAGAGTATCAACAGCAGCATTACCAATCTTTGCTTGAGTTATAGCAGCACTACCAATCTTTGCAGAGGTTACAGCTGCTGAACCAATTTTAGCTGCTGTTATATTTGCATCCGCAATTTTAGCTGTGGTTATAGCCGCGTCAGCAATAATACCAGAAGCTGCAGTAATAGTGCCTGTGCCTATTTTTGCCGCAGTAACGGCATCAGCAGCTATTTTATCTGTAGTAATTGCTCCAGCTTTTATTTCTGCTGCATCTATAGCACCAGCAGAAATAGCTGTATCAGCATTAGCATCAGTAATTTTAGAAGTAGTAACGTTAACAGCACCAGCAAACTGTCCAACTATATTAGAAGTAGATATGTGCCGTACCCAGTAATAAAAATTAGAATTAAAATCTACTGTATCTGACCAAACTTGTGCTCTAGTTGTATCAATACGGGTAGCACTACCTAAGTTATTACTGGTGTGACGCCAGACTTCAGTAAAAGCGAAGTTACCAAACTGTGCTAGATCCCAAGATAATATAATTTTTTGAAATGTCCCTGTGCCTGAAAAGCTAGTAACGTCCGGTGGTACTGCTAAATCAACTAAACCATCAATAGGTATAAAAGTATTAGGTGGCGTGCCAGCATCTAGGTTAAACGGTTCTTCTAAAAAGTTCTCTGCTAGTCCAGAATCAATAAGTTCTCGTACTGTAACTGCTCTATCTTTTGGATCACCTACTCTACCTAGTCTTACTTTTAAGGCTTCATCAACAGCACTCAAGTAAGTTTTTAATTGTGGGTCAACATTAGACGGAATAGGAGGGATAGCAGGTAATTTAGTTTCTTTAGTAGCCATTAAATACCTCTTAATTCGTCAATAGATTCCCCAATACAAATTTCATTAATAGTATGAGCGCCTGATACTTCGACTGCATAAGTTTTATGTACACCAGTAGGTAGTCGTAAAATAGGTTCAGTAATCGTAGTAGCACTAAAAGAGGTAGGTGCAGAACCTGTGACACTAAACACCGATCCTGAAGCAGTAATTGTAGCGTCAAAAATTTCTGCACCATCGCCAAAAACTTTTACTGTTATGCCTGATCCAGAGTATGCGTCAGCTTCTACTTTTACAAAGTTCATACTAGTGGGCCTAGGTAAAACAAATTCTTTAGTTTTAAACGTTTGAGTGTTGTTAGTTGTACTGCCTTGGAAGAGTTCAACTTGTGCGTTACCACCACCAGAGTCGTAATCAATAAGGTACAGTTCATTATCGTCTGGGTCAGTAAAACCACCTTGAGCATGGCCAGTAGCTATAGAGCTAAGGTTAGTTAAAGCATTTTTACCACCACGCGGGTCAAATAGGAATGCACCATAATTAGAACCATCATAATACTGCCCCACATATCTACCTTGCCAAAGAAAACCTTTAATAGTAGCTGGATAATATTGAGCTTGCCATTGTTTTGGGGTAATTAAACCTTCAGTAAGTATAGATATTTCACTACCAGAAACCCCTATTAGCCCATCGGGTGAAGCATAAATAGCCAAACCACCCATATCAACTAAAGACTCTTTATTTAAACAAGCTTGAGCTGCCTCCATACGTACGACACTCATTGATTGTGGGTCTGTACCTGCAGCCATGTAAGGTGTACCTTTTGTAGCTATAAATAACATTTGTCCTGCCATAGCAATACCAACAATCTCTTCTTCAAGAGTTATACGAAAAGCTACGGGCCAAGCATGAGGTAAAAATGGTTCAGAGAAACATAATCTTTTTCCACTAAACCCAGCAAAAACACCATTAGCCATAGCTGTCAAACCTAACATTTGACCATTTGGGTATGTGCTACTGTCATCATCTGGTGGTGCAATATGAAAGGTACTAGGGATAAGTTCTGCTAAAGCATCATTATTTAAAGCATCGGTAGTGCTAGCAGTAGCTAAAGATACTTCTTTAACAAATTGAAAGTTAGTTGTGTTTGACCCTGTATTAGATCTATAAATACGTTTGTTAGCTAAATTAGTATTACTTTTAGAAGTAGAGGTATCCATCCCAGAAATAGTTACCGTCTGCCCATCTACTTTACTTAATACTGTAGAAGCCGGTGAAGGGGGGCCTTCTTCCCCAAAAGCCGAAACAAAAGTATAAACATAGGAAGTGCTATATTGAGTCTGCGTACCATCATCACTACCAGAGGTTATACTTGTACTTGCTGCATTTGCTGGTGCTGGTATACCTAATCTAAAAAAACTTCTTGGGTACGCACCTGAACCAGAAGCCAGGAGCTGTGTAGAACTAGCCATCTGTGGGAAACCTGCCCCGGTCCAATACAAACGATCAAAAGCATCATCTGCTATAGGCCCTGGTTGTACATTAACAGCGTTAGTGAATTCTAAGTTGTAAACAGCACCGCCAAAATCGTAACGATATAGACCAGCTCTAGCTTGTTGGTTGAGAGTAGCAATAGTACTATTTGCCGTAGTTGGAGTTAGTACACCACGATCTAAATCAGTGTTAGTAGCTGTTTGTCCTATTTCATCAGCTAGAAGCCTAGGTGCTACTTGTGGAGCAATCCCATTAAAGGTAATTAGTTTGAAGTACGCCATACATTATTTATTTCTATGTACCCCTTTCATTTTTTCATATGACCTCAAGCCACCAAGCCCGAGCATGCCCATAAGAATAGTACTGAGTTGTGAAAATTCAAATTCAGGCATTGGGGTATCAACTCCTGTTAAAACTAAAACAAACGCTAATATTGGTGAAAGGACAAAATGATAAGCAAGTGCAACACCACAGGTCCACCCAACGAAGGGCCTCCAGCCCGCAACAAACATACTCTTGTGTGCTGCTTCTTGTTTGTTTAAATCTATTTGTGCTAGGTTAGCTGAATGAAAAGCTGTCTTGAGCTCATGTTCTAATTTAGCCTTCAGATCCTTATCAGCCACAAATTTGTTAAGTACTGTACCTGCTACACCTACTATTGATTCTGCAATTGCCATATCTACCTCCTTATCTTAAAAAATATACAAGTAAGCCCACTCCTGAACTTACGCAGATCCATAAAAATCTCTCTACAAAACTAAAAGAGCGAGTATTTAAGTTGCTGTTATTTTCTACAGCGTCTACTCGCTCTTCCATTTTGTCCATTCTAATAAAAAATCTATC